CGTCAGACGGGGCCAATGATGACAACGGTATTCGCACATGGACGCTCGATCAAGTACAAGCAGACAAGCTGTACTGGGACTTCGTCCAGACATACGCACCTGCTTCTACATCATCAGCTACAACGGAAGAACTGACGATGGAAGACGGCGAAATTGTAGCGGGCACATCAGCGGGCAGCACGACACTTGCTATGCTTGTACGTGGCGCAACGATCAAAGACGGCGCAGGCAACGGCAAGCGCCTTGCATGGGCTGGACTTGTTAAGGTTAGCAAGTCATCTGGCTCTGTAAACTTTGCTGGTACAGCTTACGTTAAGCCAACGCTAACGGCTATTGCAACAAGCATTACGACGAATCTTGTTGTACCGTCGGGTGCTCTTACTAGCTACGTCGGGCTTACATCTACATCAATCACAACGGTTACAATCTCGGCCTCTACACATCCGTACGGCAAGATGCTAGTTGAACTTGAGTAATCTAGCGTAGGAATACGCATATTGGGGGCTGGTGCTGGCGATCTGTGTCCCGTCAGTTATCAGCCCCCTATTTTTAAGGACACACAATGAAATTAAACGGCATAGAAATAGACCATCTACCGGTCACGCTCCGCAATCAACAGATTTGCAAGGACTGGTATCAAAGAATCAGCAATCACATACAGCAACGAAGCGTCGAGTATATGCTCCGCACGATTGCACGATTGCGGCACGGTAGCGAAGAGTTAGCCGAGCTAATCGACGAAGTGGGCATGGTCAACAACGTAACGCTTCAGGCGCGAATTGTGTCCCTAATAGAGGCACACAAAGCGCAGCACGAATACGAGAATGAGCAGCGCAAAGCAGCAAAGCAAGCAGAGCTGGAATACGAGCCGATAACGGCAGAAGCGGCAAAGGCCATAGCAGAGCAGGAACTGAAAGACTCGCTAGTGGTACTGCTAAAAGATAGCCCCGAGATAGGGCGCCAGATGTACTTTAACTTGGACGCTTTCCCGCAGACGATGGAGTCTATGCTGATGGGCATTGACTGCATACGCGCTACGGTCGATTATAGCAAGCTAACAGAGCAAGAATCGGACGCTATCAAGAGCGCAAACGACAGCGAATTTTGGCAGGACGTAACGGCCTCGGAGGTGGCTCAATACGTCGATCGATTTCGCAGCTCACACAAGCAATGAGTTGTACGAAGTTTGGCGGGTGACGATGTGGAAAATTCACGAAGTGAAGCTGTTAGACAAGTACGGTTTCTCGCAAGAGCATCCTAATTTTACAATGGACATAGACGATAACTACACCGACACGTTACCAGCTACCGCATCATCTATGGCAATGGCTCTGCAATACGCTCCCGAATGGGGATTGAGTTACTACGAAGTGATGGATATGGCGTATGCGGAATTCTACAAGCTGGTAAACATCCAAAAAGCAATTAACTATAAGAAGCCGTGGTGGACTGGTGACATGGGCGAACAGGCATACATGTACGAGAAAGCCAGCGGCAAGCGTCTCAACAAACCTCGAAGGACACACAATGAATTTTGAACCTATCCCGCTATCGGTAGCGAACGCGAAGCTCTTGCAGGAATGGCAAGGTAAGATCAGCGCATACATTGAAGAGCACAGCAAAGACCGCATAATGGCAAGCGTATCGAAAATGTACGCAGAAGATGCAGAGTTTGCCGCGCTTGTGGATAAGGCAATAACCAACGGCGGAACTTTTACCGAGCTAGACTTGACCGAATGGGCAAAGAGCAACATGATAAAGGCAGCCGCATTGCATCGCCAAATGCAAGAGCTTCCGCACACAATGAGCGCGCTAATGCTCGGGATTGACTGCATCAAAGCGACCGCAGATAAAACCAAGCTATCGGAACAGGACGCAAAAGATTTTGAGACCGAAAGATTCTGGCATCACGTAACAATCGCGGATGTGCAGAAGTATTGCAGCACCCTACTTGAAATGAAGTAATGGCAGAAAAAGCTACCGTTAAAATAGACATAGATGCCAGCGACCTAAAGAAGCAGCTTGGTACTGTATTAACAGAAGCAAAAAAGTTGGACAACATCGATCCAACTATTAAGCCGAAAGTTGATGACAGCGACATTAAAGCCGCTAAAAGCGAGTTGCAAGATTTAGGTGATAAGCAGACTATAAAGATAGACGGTAGCAAAGCAGAAGGCGTTATTGCCAACATTAAAAAAGAACTGTCCAGCGCATTTGAAGCGGCAAAAGGTGGTGACGCTGGGGGCGCAATAGAAGGATTGAGCAACGGCCTTGCCGCTGCTTTCCCATTAGCAGGCGCATTGTCTAGCGGGATGGAGATATTAAGCTCTACCGTTGGAGCAGTAGCGGGCGCATTTGGTGAAGCATTTGCAGCGGGCGCGGAGTTTGACAAGACGCTCAAGCAGCTATCGATTAGCACGGGGCTAGCAGGCGAAGATTTAGGCAAGTTAGAGACGGCGGCGGACAATGCTTTTTTGAAGGGTGTGGGGGAGAGCGCGGCGGAAGCTGCGAAGATCGTGGGTTCGCTACGTCAGACGCTCGGAGATGCGATACCACTTGATAGTTTAGATGAGGCGGCAGCGCGATCAAACCAAGTGGCGCAGGCATTAGGAACAGAGACGCCGGAGCTAGTAGGTAAGCTATCACCTCTTATCAAGCAGTACGGCTTGAGCTTTAACGATGCGCTGAACTTGGTAGCATCTGGAGCACAGAAGGGCGTTACCGACATCGGCGGCTATTTGGATGCTATCCAAGAGTTCACGCCTAATCTAAAAGAAGCTGGATTTAGCGCAGAAGAGTTTACAGGGCTGCTAGGCAAAGCGGGCGAAGTAGGGCTTAAAGACTTTGCCAAAGTTGGCGATGGTATCAAAGAGCTACAAAATCGTATTAAGTCAGGCGACCTGCTAACCCAATTGCAGGGCATCGGCGGCGAGACTAGCAAGCAGCTTGAGAACCTAGCACGGCAAGCGCAGAAGGGCACGCTATCAGGTAAGGAAGTGCTTACGCAATCTATCGCAGAGATTGACAAGGCATTTAAGGACGGCAAAATATCGCAGTCGCTACGTGGTCAATTGCTCACTACCTTTGGCGGCTCCATCGCGGAAGACATTGGTAGCGAAGCGTATAGTAAGATATTCAGCGCGCCAATTGATACAGCGGCGGTTAAAAAAGCAGCGCAAGAAGCGGGCAAGGTAATTGACCAAACGATCCCGCCGCCAGATTTTGGGCGCATCTTTGAGCTTGCAAAGAAAGAAGTTGGGCAGGCACTCAATACGATATACAAAGATTTGATCGTGCCTATTATCAATCCTGTTATCGAAGGATTTGGCAAGGTACGCGATGTAATCGCAGGGGCATTTTCTGGGCTTGGCGGCGATACGAACATTCTGAAGACGCTAGGCAATGTTATTGGCACTATCGTAAACGTTGCCATAAATGGATTTGTACTTGCACTAAAGACAGTATTTACGGTCGTACGTGTATTGTTTGCGCCTATCCAAATTCTTATTAGCGCATTTGTTAAGCTAGTAAAATGGATTGGCGACGTTACCGGGGCTTCAGAGTTTTTAACTAAAGCATGGAACTATCTCAAGTCACTTGGTGAAACTGTCTTTACAGTTATTACCAACTTGGGCGATGCAATCGTAGGGCTTGTCAACGCCGTCAGTTCTTTTGATTTAAGCAACATCCAAAACGCCTTGTCTGCATTTGGCACGTTGACAGAAGCAAAGAAAAAAGATGCAGACGCTACGAAGGAACAGGCAAAGGCGCAAGAGGATGTTAACAAAGCGAACAACGGCGGCCTTACTCCAGAAGAGGCGGCAAAGCTAGCAGAGCAACAAGCGGCAGCGGCAGAGAAAAAGAAAGAACAGGAAAAGGCATACGCCGATGCGTTAAAGGCAGCGCAAGCAGAGTTAAAAGCACTAACAGCGGAAGAACAGAAGCGGCAGCAAATACGAGATGCGCAGTCTATCGAGGATGAAAACAAGCGCGCAATTAAGATCATTGAGATTGAGCGAGACTTTCAGAAGAAGATATTGGATGAGCAGCTTGCAGCTATTAAGGGCAAGGGCAAGCTAGAGACAACGCAGCGCGAAATATTTAATATCCAGCTCAAGAAATTAGAGCAGGAAAGCGCAGACGCTATTGCACAAATACGGGCAAAGCAGCGCGCCGATGAATTAGCAAAGGCGCAAGAGCAGGCAAAGAAAGTAGAAGAGCTTAACGCCAAAGTAGCGGATCAATTACTTGCACGATTGCAGGCACGCTTTGCAGGCGGTGATAACTCGCTTGCTACGGCTGTTCTCAACGCACAACGATCAGCTATTGAGCGCGGACTGACTGCAACGGTAGACGCTATCATTGCATCTACTCCAGAGTATGCGGCTGCTATTGCAAAGATTAACAAAGAGATCGAGCAGGGCTTGCTAAATCCTGCCGATTATGCAGAGCGTACAAATAAAGTACGCGCAGAGATACTTGCACGATTGCAGTCGCTACCATCCGATACTAAAGATGTGTACGCTTTGCAGATTCGCGCCGCATACCAGCAGAGCGCAGACGAGATTGCGAAGGGAACGGCTGACATTGTAGCGCAGATAAGGCAGCAACAGGTAAAGCAGGCAGGGGAGATATTCGCAGACTCATTGCGTGGCATCGGTGAAGCTCTGCGCTCGGTAGATTTTGCGACTATCTACGGCGAAGCTGCGGA